GCTAGATCTTTCGCCCTAAAGGGAATATTTTTTACTTTTTTTAAAATTTCTATTACTTCAGTTTCATTATTTTTTAGTCTATGAGAAGTTCTCCAATCATCAAATAATACAAAAGCTGCAACTGGAGCTAGAAATGCTGCTGCAAGTGTTAAAGTATCCTTTAAAACATCATATGCATCAGCAAAGTTAAATTTATGATGTGTGATTGGATATGAACTCTTAAGAAAGAATGAAACAACTAAGAAAATAATTATGCCAATTAAAGTCCATTTCCAAATCCTTCTTATTTTTACTTTTAAATCATCTTGAGCCATATATCCCCCTATTTTAGAAGGTTATTAGACCAAGTATTTAAACCTTCCTCAACTGACATTTCCAGATTGTACTGGCTGGATCTTGTTGAATATGGATAACTCGGAATGAGCCTAAGGCTGTTAACCATTCATCATCAATTTTTGGAGTCATAGTTACTTCGTTTTGAAGAACGGTAGCCTTTTTATCTGTGGCCAAGACTCCAAGCGTCTGAATCTCATATTGACTGTATGAGCCAAACAGAACGCCACGCCCAGAATAGTTTTCTTTAACTTCAACATACGTTTCAGTTTTAGGATCCCAATTCGTTTTTGAAATCCGTTCACATGTAAAGGTATGAACGGCATCTGCTAAATCTTCATTAAATGCTTCAGCAATATCTGCCTGAATTTCGTCACGTAAGCCCATTATTTATGCCCTGTAAAGTGGAATGCCGAAGCTATTAAAACTTGCATTAGGATCTTTCAAATCAAGCGAATCAATATAATCAATTGCTATCTGTTCAAAGCTAGAAATCGCTTCAGTACCTTCTTGATACTCTTTTTCAGATTCGACTGAATCAGCTTTAACTTTCTTACGCTTCAACTGCTGGTCTTTGCCGTTATAAATTACCTTGGCCAGAATGCCTTTGATAATTTCACAAGCTGCATCCTTAAGAAGTGGATCAATTGGATCTGGTACAAATCCTATTCTGTTTTTCATCCAGACATTTGCCAGTTTAACCAGACGAGCTTTATCACTGTCTGGTGCAAAATCGCTGCCCAAAATTGAATTTGCGTCATCTACAGTAATAAAGCTCATTGCATTATTCCTTAGGGATTAATTTAAGAAGTTCTGCTTTTGTTGCAGACGGCTTGTAACCAATATTTTTACTAGCTAAATACTCTTTTAATTGATCATTTGACCAGTTTTCAAAATCATTAGCTGCCGTTTCTGTAGCTGGGTTTTCTGCCGATTTTCCAGCATCCAATTCAGCGATACGTGTTTGCATTGCAGAAATATCGTTTTTAAAAGCTTCAAATTCAGCTTTAATACCGATAACTTGGGCTTCAGCATCTTTGAGAGCTTTATCTGCTAAGACTGCTGCATCTTTTAATCGTGAATTCTCAGATAACAACTCTGACTGGTTACCACCGGCCTGCTCTAAGATGGCAATTTTCTGCTTAAGCTGAGTGTTTTCTTCAACTACCTTTTCACATTCAGCTTTTGCATCATCAAACACAGCTTGAAGTTCAGGGGTAATTCCCACTGCGACATTTACAGTGGCCAAAGTCGTTTTTTGTGGCTCTTCCAACTTACGAACTTCAACTGGAACTTCCAAAGATTCATAATCCTTTTGAATCTTTGGATAATTACCGTAAATAATTACCTCTTTTGCTTTCAAATTTGGGTTTTCATAATAGTCAGGGTTAGCAATAATGCCCGTCTCTAATGCAGCAGCTGCTGCAATGCGTGTATAGATAATCTTCATGGCGCTTTTCTCTTAATAATAAAAAGAGGGCTTATTAGCCCCCTTAGGTTTTAATTTTTAGGTTTTAACCAGTTGTCGCTGTACCTGATAAATCAAGTAAGGTACCTGCTGTCATTTTGTTGCTGGTTGCATATTTAATCCAGTTAGCACTTGAACCAAGTAATGTAAGATCAGGATTTTCACCTTTCGATGTATCCCAGCTATAACCAAGAATATCTAGGTTAAATGCACCTTCAGCACGCATACCGATTGCCAAGTTTTCTTCATCATTGATGTCATAAGCTCGGAAGCCCGGTACTTGTGATTCAGTTACAGTTACAGCACCATACTGCAAGCCAAAAGCATCGTTATCACCTACAGCATCCGTCACCAAGACCGGCTTTCCTAAGGTTCCCGGTAAACCTCCATAGATAACGATTTCAGATTCACCATAAATTTGCTTAGTGATTGCATCATCGACAATATCGAAATAGGTATCTGAGTTCATCACCCATAAGCCAATGCGGCCAAACTTATCACCAAACTTTCGCATACCACGAGTTAATGCTTTGCGGCCATCAACAACGATACTACCTTTTGCAACCATGTCTGGATTGCTAGAAATAGCAGCTTTTAAAGAAGCTAAACTGTACTCTAATCGGCCTGCAACCAATGCATCTGCAAGATCGTAACCAACAACCATAGCAAATTCTTCTGGTGTACGAGCACGGCGCTTAAATGCCTCTTCAGTAGATGCATAAGGGCCATATTTATATGGAATTTTTACACCTACAGACTCACCTGCACCGATTTTTTCCGGAGTGACTTTTGCATTGGAGTTCACATCGCGATGTTTAATGCTACCACCAACTTTGTAGAATGCATTTTTATTGAAGTCACCTTGAATGATTTCATTACGATAAATAATCGCACCATTGGAAGCTTCATTAAAGACATTCAAATTGTCTTGTAATCGTTCTAAATACGCTGTTTGGGCCAGTTGGTTGTAGATGATCATGTCGGAATTAACTGTCGTAGTCATAACTACTTATCTCCAAATATATAATGATTAGTTCGGTAGTTTTAGGAAGGCATCATTGCCATGTTCTTTGATGTATTCTGCTTTCTGAGAAACAGACATTTCACTGCGTTTCATTCCTGCAGGCGCTCTACCTTTGCCCCCACCTTGAAAACCGCCACCAGTTCCTTTACCACCTTTAAGAATTAAGTCTTTATGCTGGTATCCACCAACCAATGACTCTAAAGCTTCATCAACATTTGCAAGTTCACCCGGGCGGACACGCGAATAAATCTTTTCGCCGTTCGGATCATATGCAACCACCTTGCCCTCTTCGATTTTGAAGTGATGGCCAAATGTTGCCTGAACCATGTCCACAGGTACTGCAATGTTGTCTTGAATGTACTTAGAACGAGCAAAACCACCGCCGATAAGCTCTTTATGCAATGAGGCCTCAAGAGCATCACGTTGCTCAACAATCGGAGCATATTTTTCTTCAACTGCCTTGATAGCTTCAGCTTTCACTTTCTCAACTTCACCGGCATCCACCAGCTTTTTATCGTCGAGATTTTGGATTGTTTGTAATGCCTTTTTAGCTGCCGCTGGGTCTTCAATTCCTTCAAAAGCTTTTAATGCTTTTTCGGCTGCTTCTTTGGCTTCACGATGTGTTTTAGCTTCACCATTTAATCGAGCAATTGTCGCCACAGAGTGTGCAGCATCGTGTGGCATTTCTTTGCCATCATCATGGATATAGATCGGCTTATCGCCGTCTACTTCCGCATAAACTTTACCGTCGATTGTTACTGTTTTAAGTTTCATTGGTCATCCAACCTATATATACAAAAAAAGGGCATCCGCCCAATAACGCCGTTAGCATCCGCATCCGGCAGGCAATAAAAAAGCGCCCTTTAGGACGCTTAATTTCGATTGAAAACTTAGAAATTTGTTGCAAATAAACGGTAGCCTTCTAGCTCCCAAAGTTTATTTTCGGCTGACTTTTCTGCATTTCCACGAGCCATACGCTCACCAATTTCAGCATCAAAGTTTTCAGCATTCACACATGCACTAAAACCCGTTGCTAGAAAAAACTTTCCATCTAAAAATGCATGGACAAAAGTAGATGTCGTACCTCCGGGGCGTTGCTCAACCGTATATGTAACACGCTCCATCAATGAATCAATTTGCGCTTTAGTTACTCGGGGTGCCACAGACTTTTCAGCTAACTCTTGCTCTGTTACTTCTTTGATCATTTTCTTCTCACAAAAAAAAGCACCCGATGGTGCTATGGTTTGAATTAGGTTTAATGCGGAATCTGTGCTTTGGGCTGTTTAAAGTTATATCCTAAAATAGCCATATATCTTGGAATCAACCTCCTTACAAATGGCACAACAATAAGATTTGTACTTAGGATGTATTGTGCTTGAGTCATAGTTACTTTTTTCACAATCCCAATTCCTTAAATGTCTGCTCGTCCAACTTTCGAAGTTGGTCTAATGTGTATAACCGCCCTTCAGGATCAAAGAACTTTTCAAAATCAAATTTTCCTTCCTTATAGAGCTTGTAACGCTTCGGCCCTAGCCACTCTTTTTGAAAGAAATCATCTGTCTTTTTAAAGAATTCTTTAAAAGTGGTATTGGCATCTAACTGCCCTATTAAATGGCTTCGCTCATCTTTTGGAATGTCTTTAACTCGACGTTCGTCCATGACAAATGGCCGTTCGCCAACAAGTTGACCGTCCTTCTCGACCGGAACCAAGATACTGCGACAGTTAGGATGTAACGGCGGCACTCGCTTTGCCGGATCATTTATTTCCCACACTGAACCATCTAATGAAGCGCAAAGCTTAGAAGTTCGTCCATCTAAAACACTAACAAATCGGACATATTCAAAGCCAATTTGGTTGAAGCTATTTAGATAGGCTTGATTTGCTACATGACTTCGCACAGTTCTTACCGTTCGCTCAATATCAGTTTTGGTACCATTTAAGATCCCATCTTCATAGTTAAGCCGTTTGGTACCACGAATGCGCTGAACAATTTCTTGGTTAGTTTTGCCTGAATTAATACCATCTCGAATTGCATACTCAACCTTTTGACGGGCACTTTCAGCAATTCTTGAAAGCAGATCATCGACAAGAGCGCCACCTGCCAACGGAACTTTTTTAGCGGATAAGAATAGTTTTTCCCCATCAGGCTTATTAATTTTTGCTCCATAGAGCTTAGCTACGTAATTGACCTCATAAACAGCCAGCGCCGTAGCAGAAACGGCAAAAGCTTCAGGTAATGCTAAATTAACACTGGCAAACCATTGGGCAATCAAATCCCTAATTTCCCTTAAATTTGAAGTTGTATATTTACCACCAGCTAAAGCAACTTTCTCCGACTCATTAAGCTCATCCAATAAATCCCGAAGCTTAGATAGCATCTTGCTCGTATCATCATTGAATAAAGCCAATAACTCATTTACCGTTTTTGATGAAGCACGATAAAGATAGGCCTGGTGCTGAGTGAGTGCTTCAAATAGTTTTTTGATATCTGTTGCCATCTCACTCTACCTTTTGATTTAAAGTCCCATCTTGCTCTGCTTCAACATTCTGAAGCTCTTCTTCATATTTTTGTTTAGGGAACATACCTGTTTGGTTGTATTCCCACCATGATTTAAATGAAGATCGGCCTTGTAGAGCTGCTTCAAATAACTGTCGAGCTAACTCAGCTAAATAACCCTGTTTGTTAAATTCTTGACTGATTTCGAACATCAAATCATCTTTAGTTAGAACATCCACATTAGGCGTTACAAACTTTGCTGCCCATCGTAATGCTGCTGACAAGGCTTCATTCATATTAACGACACAGAGCGAAAGAACTGAATGCTGAACGGCGTCATCACTATTCGCTTCGGTAGCGGTCTTTTTACTTCCCGAGCCCTTCTCAATTAAACGCGCCCCCATCTCCTTCATTTTTTCCCACTTATCTTTCATCGCTTCCCGGGCAAGA